ACAAATAAAATCTTTCGTCTTTCGTCGCTGTAAATGGTATTACTGCCTTTATCATTTTTGCTGGTATTTTCATTTCTTCATTCCTTCTTCATAAGTGAGATTAGAATATAACACAGGTTTGGTGATTAACTGATTAGACCAGTTACGTTATATACACAAACATCACTCAAGCCAGCTCTTTTAACTGCTTTTCTAGTTATTTTACCTTCAGAAGCTAAGTGCCTTAAGCACCTATCTAAGCATGAAAAACTTAATCCAGTAGCACCTCTTAGTGTTTGCCTGCCCACCCACCCATTTTCAGATATAGCGAAAAGCGTTTTATCCAAATTAGATTTTTTTGGCACTTTTAATGGCTTGCTAGATGGCATGTATTTTTCTTTGTATGATTCATCAAATTCCGGTCGCACCTGTAACGCTCTTAATCCTGCTAACATAATTATTCCTTATTTGTTAGTTTAACTTTAGATAACTTCTTTCTAATTTCATTCATGGCGTTTAAGCCACGCTCTTTTCGACTATTTAATTGTTCTTGACTCATTCTGTTGCTTACAACATTTGATGTCTCTAAGCGCATATCATTTGTTTCTTTTGGCTCCTGATATCCAGAATTAATCAATGACATATATTCTTCTTTAAAGTGCTTTTGTGCCTTTTGATGCTCCGACTGAATAGATGCTGAGTTCATAACCCACCAATCAACACGCTTACACAACTCTACAATTAAAGGTCTGGTGTTTACCTGTATATTCATCTTTAACTTATTCCTGTGCGTTACGCAAAGCATAAGTGCTTTTTGTTCGCTTGGATATCCTAAGTCCTCAGGTGAAGGGTTACACCATGATATGAATTTACCGCAGCTTGGCACAAAGTCACTGTCGTATTTTCTAGCTTTAGCGAAGCCATAACTTATCTGCTCAACTGTGCTTATACCGTTTTCAATAAACGCCTTAGTCCATTGTTGTTTAGCGGCGTTCAAAACTTTATCAGGGTTTTGCGGATCGTCACTCTTCCAAGCGTATTTCCAAGCAGGCAGTATTAACGCCAACTCTCTAAAAACCTTGTTAATGACGTTTTTGGCAAAATCATCAACAACAATTTCTTTTTCTTGATGCTGAGCAATATTTAAATTATTAACTAAGTCTTTTACGCTTTTCATGTTAGAAGATTTCATTAATCCCACTCTCCCAGTTGCTTTCGTCAGATATTTTTAATATATCGACGTTTTTGTTGTCAGATTTATTTCTTGTTATCCATCCGCTAGCCGCTGATTGCCATCTTTTCATTTTGTTTTTTCCAACCCTCCAGTCTTTAGAGTTGTAAAAATGCCAAAACTTTTCCGCCTCTAAGTTTGTTGAACCTTTAGATTCGAAGTAAATAACTGTTTCAATATCTGTCGGCGGTGTAAACCGCTTTGGAGCTTTAGCGACTATATCTTTATTCTTATCATTCTTAAGTTCTTTAGTTCTTAAGTTCTTATCTGTTGCGATTTCAATGTCATCATCTTGCGATTTCAATGTCATCATCTTGTCATCTTGCTTGTCACTACCTTGGTGTGAATTGTACCTAACCACAGTAATTACGGTGCTTCTAGCTTGCGATTTACTTGTCAACTCGTTTGTCGATTTTAGCTTTTTTAAAGAGGTTCTAACTTGACTAACTGATAAGCCAGTTTCTCTTGTTAGAGTGTCAATTGACGTTAGAAATTGACCTCTTTTTATTTGATGCCCTCTCCATTCAGTATCGTTATGATTCGCCCTTAATAAGCAGTGAAGAAATAAACACTTAGTGTTTGTGTCGTCGTACCACTCCCACTCTAGAAGTTGGCGGTGTAGTTTTATCCAACCTGTACTCATGTTATAATGCCTTTGTTATCTAGTTAATTAAGTCGCTCTCGCCAGCGGCTTTTTTTATGCCTGCTTCTCTAAATGCTTATCTAAAGCATATTTTCTAAATGTTTGCCATCCGCTAAAACCAAATACCTTTGCTATCTTGGCTATTGCTTTGGGTGACATGGGGTTGTCGGTATTAACCGCCTTACTTGCCGTTCTGTAATCTATATCAGCAAGTTTAGCTAACTGATTAGCGTTGTTGATATGGTACTTCTTCATTTGTTCGTTTATAGCTTCTCTAAACATCTTTATTTCCTTTGGTTGATTTTCAGTAATGTTAATTTATACCTCTTTACTTGTCAAGCATTACGCTAAGTAATTTTTTATGTATTTATTTATGCATTATTGTTGACATGATAATTAATAAATAATAAGATAGCTTCGTCAACAACAACCAATAAGAGAGAAATTATGTTTTTTAAGAATGCGTACGTGTTTACATTTACAAAAGTATTTAGCCATTCATTAGCTGAATTAACAGAATCATTACAAGAGAGTGCATTCACACCACTTGGTTCAACTGAATTGCGTCATTACGGGTGGGTTAATTCGCTTGGTAAAGGTAGCGGTTTAGCGGTAGAGGCAAACGGTAATATTTTAATTTGCGCTCGCAAAGAAGAAAAAATACTTCCTGCGTTTGTTATGAAAGATATGGTAAATGAGCGGGTGGAAGCTCTAGAGTCTGATCAAGGTCGTGGCGCTACCAAAAAAGAGCGCGAGCAATTTAAAGAAGATGTCATTTTTGAGTTATTACCGCGCGCATTTAATCGCGTTACAGATACTCATGGTTATATTAACTCTGATAAAAATATAATTGTTATTAACTCAAGCTCTCGCGGTAATGCTGAAGATTTTCTTGCACTATTGCGTAAGTCATTAGGTACACTACCTGTTACTACTCCATTATCTGAGCGTGATCCGTCTGAGGTTATGACTGATTGGATTAACGATAATTCTAGTGTCGGCACCTTCGGTTTAGGTGTTGACTTTAAAGTAGGTAGTGAAGCTCACTTTTCTTCGGTCGGTGATCAAGCGGCCAGTGCTATAGTTAAGAATGAAGATTTATTCGGTGACGAGGTTAAGGCTCATTTAGATGCTGATCAGTATGTAACTAAAATCGCGCTTGAATATGACGATTGCATGTCATTTATGCTTAATGATGATTTATCAATTAAACGAATTAAGTTTTTTGATGTTATACAAGAGCAAAGTGACGATATTGAAGATGCCGACGAAAAACTAATGTCTGATTTTACCGTCATGTCTGGTGAGCTTAACAGAATGATAAATGGCCTGCATCTTGAATTTAATTTTAGCGCTAAAGATTCGCTAGAAGATTAGTAGTACATAGCGCCGCAATAGTGGCGCTTAATTAAAAGGTGGTGTTATATGATTACAATTAAAATAGGTGATGCTGAGCATGTGTTTCACGGTGACGAATTAACTTCACCAGAGCAGCAAGCAATATTGTTTTTAAAAAAACTAGATGAAGAAAAACGGGAGTTATAATGGATAAGTCAGAAAGCATTAAAAGTTTAGCTGTTGCCATGTGTAAGGCTCAGTCGGAAATGGGTGGCGCTCATAAAGGTGCTAACAATCCATTTTTTAAAAGTAAATACGCAGACCTTTCAGCAGTTGTACAAGCGGTAAAAGAGCCTTTCGCTAACAATGGTTTGAGTTATGTCCAGTTTCCTATCAATGACGGTGAAAAAATAGGTGTTGAAACTATATTGATGCACGACTCTGGCGAATGGTTGATGAATAGCTTTACAGTAAAAGCCAGTAAGCAAGATGCTCAAGGGGCAGGTAGTGTTATTACATATTGTCGACGTTACGGGCTACAGGCTGTTGCAGGTATTCCGAGTGAAGATGATGATGGAAATGGCGCTATTGCTCAGCAGAAAAGCAACGCACCTGAAAAGCCAAATGATATTGATATGGAATGGATTGTGTTAGGCAAAGAAAATCCTAGTACGTTAAACCAAATAACAGATCCAGTATATAAACTTAAAATTGAAATGTTCATAAAAGAAGGGCACTAAAATGACTACAGTAAAAACAGAAGTAAAAGAGATTGTTATATTTAAAGAATTAACTACTAACGAGTATTTAGCAGATTTAAAAGCAGAGTCTGAAAAATACACTGGCTTATATGTTGATATGAACAAAGCGGAGGAGCGCAAGTACGTTAAAGATAAAGCTGATGGTATAAATAAAATATTAAAGCAATTAGATAGGAAGCGCATTGACCTGGCTAAAGACTACAAAGCAAAAGTTGAAGCTGAAGCCGCAGATATTAAAGAGCGATTAGAAATAGCTAACTTGCCATTCACCCTATTGATTGATGAGCATAAAGCGGAGCGCAAAAAGATTCTTGATGCTGAAAAAGCAGAAAGAGAAGCGATAGAACTGGCCGCTAAAATAGAAGCTGATCATGAGTATGCTTTATTGATGAATGATAAGTTTGATTCTGATAAAATAATAGCTGAGCAGCAAAAGAAAGAGTACGAGCAAAAACTCAAAGATGAAGCAGCGGCAGAAGCTAAAGCACAAGCTGAAATTGAAGCTAAAAACCGTGAGCTTGCACTAGAAAAACAAAAGCAGGACGCTATTGATGCAGAAGCAAGAGCAGCGCGAGAGTTGACGGAAGCAAAAGAGCAGCAATTAATCGCTGAACAGCAAGCTGAAGAAAGAAGAATCCAAGCTTTAGCTGATGCGGAAGCAGCACAAAAACAAGCAGCGAAGCAAGCAAGGTTACAAGCTGAATTTGAACAGCAAGAGAAAGAGCGCATAGAGCGAGAAGAAGCTCAAGCAAGAGAGCAAAACAAGGCTCACAAAGCTAAGATTAACAATGTCATTCTTGATGTACTGAAAGGTAACGGTATATCAGAAGAAGATGCAAAAACAGTAATCAAGCTTGCGGCTCAAGGCAAGTTACCGAATGTTAAAATTAATTATTAATCAAAAGGAAAAGTAAAATGCACATCATACATGGCGAATTAAGAAAAGCCCCATACGTAAAGCAGGGTTGCGGACAAGACCAACAATCAACAATGTTTATCATTGAACTAGCCGAGGTGATAAAGGAGCGTGACGGTAGTAAATCATATACTAATTATAGTGCTGCTATTTTCGCTAAGTCACCGGCACAAATTGACTATTATCACACCTCGTTAGTAGAGGGTAATTTTGTCGTTGTTACTGGCGAAAAACTTAAGGTTGATGTTAGCGAAAGTAATGGGAAACAGTACATTAAGTTGCAAGTGGAAAACGCTCGACTTGAAGGCTCTGGTTATATCGAAAATAATCAGCAGCAAGGTGGGTATCAGTCGCCACCACAACAACAAGCACCGCAGGGTGGTTATCAGCAACAAGCGCCTCAACATGGTGGTTACCAACAGCAAGCTCTGCAAAATAATTATAGCGGACAGCCTAATGGTGGCTTTGCTCCAACGATGAATCAACAGCGATAGAGGTATGAAGCCAAGGACGGCTTTTAAATTATGAAAGATAAAAAATTAACACTAACTAACTTAACTGAAATCAAGAAAGATTTAGAAGGGTTGATATCTAAAAATCCAAATAAATCCTATAGATTATCGGTTACTGAGTGGAAGAAGAAAAGAAGCTTACCAGCGAATGCGGTTTATCACGCATGGATTCCTGATATTTCTGATTACATGGCATTAACGATACCCGAAGCAACTCGATATATTAAACTTACTTTTGGGTTGCCTATTCTTTTTGCTGATGAATATATGGGGCCTATAATCGGTGAGGGTTTATCTAAAAAAGGCTTCTTCCAATTGAGTTATGAAGATCAGCTTTTAGAGATGGAAAGACTACCAGTAACGCGCCTTTTTGATACTAAAATGCATAACAAGCTACGTGATGATTTACAGAATCATTTTGGTAGTATGGGTTTAAACTTGGATTACGAGAAATAATATGAAATTAATTAAATCAAATGTAATTAAAAAATGCGCTTGTTGTCATAGTGAAATATTTAATGGTTGGCAATATAAGCTAAGTAAAAATAAATATATTCATTTTGAGTGCAAAACCAAAAAACAAATAGTAGTACCGAGCATCATATTTAAAATGGTGAGTGCATGAGTAAAAAGAAATGCCCTAACTGTAAAAAATATAATTACGATTCTGACTCTATAAAAATCAACATTAGTTATTTTTGTGATATAGAATGTGCAACTAAATACGCTTACAAAAATAAAGACAAGGGCGCTAAGATAAAGCACACAGCACAAAAAAAAGAACTAAAAGGTAATGATAAGGTATTTAGAGCTAAACAAGCTCAAGCTGCTTTTAATGCGTTTATACGTGAAAGGGATAAGATGTCAGGCTGTATAAGTTGCAACAAAGATAACTCGTGGCATGGTCAGTGGCACGCAGGGCACTACAAAACAACTAAAGCGCGACCAGATATAAGATTTAACGAAGATAATTGCCATAAGCAATGCAGCGTGTGTAACAATCACTTGTCAGGGAATATAGGTGAGTACACACCCAGGTTGATAGAGAAAATAGGTCAGCAAAGATTTTTAGCGCTATCTTTAAATAAAATTAAGCGATATACCTGTGATGAATTAAAAGAAATTGAATTAATCTACAAGAAAAAGCTAAAAGTTCTAACTGGTCTAATCAGTTAATTGATAATTGTGTGATACGATAGCTATACTTTAAATAAATAGGATGATGAATATGAACGAATTACCAAAAACATTAACAGCAAAATTTTTTATATCTCAAGATCAACATGGTAATGTACTGTTACTTGCTTCTGATATGTCAAATTATGGATGCATGACACTAGGAACAAAAACCATCACGTTAGATGTACCGCAAGATATAAACATCAATCAAATTAAAATTGATAACCTAAAAGAGCAAAAACAAAAGCTTTTAGCTGAAACAGAGGTTAAACTAAATACGCTAGAAGAAGATATTCAAAAATTACTTTGTATTGAGTCAAAATAATGAGCGAAACAGCATTAGCTAAATTCTTAGAAAATAAAGGTGTTAAACCTACTGGTGATAAACAACAGGATTTAGCACTTGCTAGACAATTTTTTAAAACGTATAAACAATATAAAGAGGAATTTAAAAATGCACTATGATGAACAAAGAAAAGCAGATCGATACCGAGTGCCAAAATTCAGTATCGATGATAACAATTACTTGGCACTAAACTATTACAAGCTTACGATTGATGAAATGGCATTGCATTTACGTAGAACTAAAGTGCAAATTCAAGATCAATTAAAGGCTTTAAGTTTGGCCTAATGTGCCAAAAAATATGTTTTGCAAGTAAGAAGGATGCCAAGAATTACCATAAGCAACAAAAAAGTTTAACATCTAAAATGAATGAATATTATTGTTGGCGGTGTGACGCTTGGCATTTAACAAGAATGAGTAAAGTTAATTACAGGAAAAAGGTGAAGAGATGAATGATGAACTACAAAAAGCTTTAGGTGAGCTTTTAAATAAAACACTTAATGGTATTGATACAGCTAGTGGATTTTTAACTGAGCAATTACCAGATGTAATACAGCAGTTATTAATGTGGCATGGGGTACACAGCTTGGTTATGTCTATATTGGGCATATTATTGCTAGGTATTCTTTTAATTATTGATTATAAGGTAGGGGTTAAAACTAAGGCGTATGATGATGATGATCTTTTTGTAATGGGTTATATCGCG